AGGTGGGTTTCACATTATGAGATATTGAGTGTGAAATTAGAGCCTAGGAGATTGCCCCTTGAGAAAGGGGAAGTGCGCTTTCTCTATTAGGATGTAGAGTTCAATCGGAGTTAATGCAAAATTTCTTTACAGTAGCCCTGCCCCTTCTGGCATCGGTTACAACCACAACGGCAACACTGCCATTCCAGAGTTACAAGATGCAAGGGCCGCCGCCTCCTGTCCCAGGACAAGCGCCCTTTTCCGTTATTAAGGAATTTGATCTTGTTGATGGTCAGAAGACAGCAATCCGCGAGGTTGCATTACCACTTCCAAAAGAGAAAAGGCTTATTTGTAAAGGGTGTAATGAACATGAGAATGCTACCCTGGCATACTTCCAGGATCGTGGTATTAAAGACAGAAACGCCCTTGCTACCATCATGGGCAATATTCGTCAGGAATCAACTTTTGTTCCTAACATTTGTGAAGGTGGTAGCAGAACCAGTTGGAGTAACTGCGGTCGTGGTTACGGACTGATTCAATGGACATCTGCCAATCGTTATTATGGATTGGGTGATTTTGCTAAGAAGTATGGTGGTTCACCATCATCACTTCCAACGCAACTTCGTTATCTAACGACTGAGGTTCAATGGCAACGAATTGAAGACAGGATGAAAACTCCTGGCAAATCAATTAACCGTTACATGGACTATGCGTATAGTTGGATTGGTTGGGGGCATCATGGTGCCCGCACTTCGTATGCTCATGAGTATGCTTCCAAACTGATCACGGTAGAAGTTTGATACAATAGAATAAATATGGGGGAGTTCTGTAGACCTCCCCTTATCCAATATTTTTTATTATAGATTGCAATGAAAGTTTTAGGTGTACAAATTCATCACAATTCTTCTGTGTGTCTTTTTGATGATGCGGAGTTAATTTATTATAATCTGGAAGAAAGAGTATCTAGACTTAAAACTAAAGGAGGAATTCCTGTTAAGTGTTTGTTAGAAATAAAAAAAATTATAGATTATGTAGATGTAATAGTAATATCTGCGTATAATTCTGATTGGGATAATTCCGCTATGGTGGCTCATTATATAAGAGATGAGTTGGGAATTATGTTTGGAGAATTTTTTTATTACTATAAATCTCATCATTTAGCACATGCTTTTAAAGCCTTTGCCTCTTCAAATTTTTCGGAGTCCTTAGTAGTTGTTTGGGATGGAAGGGGATCTAATTATAATCTTACTGATGGTTCGGTTGCTTTTGAAACAACATCTGTGTTTCATATTTCATATGAAACAGGCGTTAAATTGGTGAGCAAAAAATTATATAGATATAACTCTCAAAATGAAAATACAAATAATCTTCATGTAACATATTCCACTGATCATTATTTTAATAATATTGATACTATTTTTAATTTGCATGAAAATTATACTGAAGAAATATTAACAAAAAAAGTTGATATTGGAGAATTTTATGATATTCTTGTAGATCATTTGGGATTTAACCCTGTGAGGGATCAGGGAAAGGTAATGGGAATGTATTCCTACGGAAATGAAAATAATCTCCTATCAAGTTTAATACTTGATAATGATTTTAATGGATTTACTGGGAATATTTTAAATCCTAGATTAGATAAAATAGATTCTCAAAAGCATAAATTTTTGGAAACGAAAAAAGAAAATAAACAAACCCTTTTTGATCTAGCGTATGAAACTCAGAAAGGATTGGAAAAAATAGGACTTAATACCATACAAAAAAGTTTAGAAACTAATTTATCTAAAAACTTAGTATTGACTGGTGGCGTATCTTTAAATATTGTCGCAAATAGTTTCTATAAAAAAAATCTCCCAAAAGATATTAATTTGTATGTGGATCCGTTATGTGGTGATGAAGGAAATTGTATTGGGATATCTCAGTTTTACTTATATGATAAATTAAAAATTAAACCCAAAGTTTCTAATAAAATATATTTGTGTGGAAAAGATCCTGAATATAAATTAAATATGCATGTTGGAGAACAAATATTTCACGATATTCATCCCAATTTTGTAGTAGAAAAAATATTACAAGAAAATATTGTTGCTATTTTTCAGGGTAAAGCTGAAGCTGGACCAAGAGCATTGGGTAATAGAAGTTTATTATTTGATCCTAGAATTAAAAATGGAAAGGAAATAGTTAACAGAGTAAAACGGAGAGAATCATTTCGACCCTTTGCGGCATCTATTTTATTAGAAGAAGCTCCTTATTGGTTTGATATGTCTTTAATGGAGGAATCTCCTTATATGATGTATTCTTTTGAAGTTTTACCCGAAGTTGAATCTAAAATTCCCTCAGTTATACATGTAGATAATACTTGTAGAATTCAAACAGTAACCAGGGAACAAAACTATCATTACTATCGTTTAATTGAAACATTTTTTTACCAGACAAATGTTCCCATTCTTTTTAATACATCATTTAATCTTGCTGGAGATCCGATAGTTGAAACTATAGATGATGCTCTAAATACTTTGAGGAAATCTGAGTTGGAATATCTATATTTACCTGAAATTAGTAAATTGATTTATGTAAAAAATAAATGATTAACTTTAACTTTGGTAAGAAGAAACCAGATAAGAAACAATTAATAATACTCAGTATTGTATTATCCTCTATTATCGCAGCACTCTCACAATGTACTGGAGTATCTGAAAATGGACTTTGGGATTTATTGGATGAGATTCAAAGAAAGTATTTCCCACAAACTATTCTCAATGAGATTTTTATTCAAGATCCTCACGCAGTAGAACGAAGAGTCAAGCGTGATGTGGATCGAGCAATTGATGAAGTAACTCCAGAGTATGATCGTATTATCCAAGAAGCGGATAAGCGTTATAAACCACGATATGTTGAGAAACCACCAGACGGCAGTGAGGCACAAAGACTGCTTGGTGGAGAAATGAGAATCTGTGCCGTATGGGTTGACGACTGCCCCAAGCAGTAGTATAATATCAGGGTTGAGAGATCAACTGCGACACTCTCCTTCGGTAGGTTCAGGAGTGGCGGCGATAGGAACCTACTTTATGGGCTAGTAACTCAGTGGAATAGAGTAACGCTCTTCTAAAGCGTGAGTCGCTGGTTCGAATCCAGCCTAGCCCGTTGGAGATCTTATTCTCCAAACCATTCCCCTATAGCTCAATTGGCAGAGTATTTGACTGTTAATCAAAGTGTTCCTGGTTCGAGTCCAGGTGGGGGAGCCAGGGAGCATAGCTCAGCGGTAGCAGCGTCTGCTTTACACGCAGAATGTCGGGGGTTCGAATCCCTCTGCTCCCACTTTATAAATACTTGAAAAAGTATAGTATAATGGAAAAGTTATTTAAACTATTGAGTGATGCACAGGCGTCTCTTTTTGTCCTTTTTCATAAAACTTGGGTCTATCATTGGAATGTTGTAGGAGAAGATTTTCAACAACTTCATACCCTTTTTGGTGGTCAGTATGAAACGATGTTTGAAGAGATTGATCGTCTCTCTGAACATATGCGTTATTTGAATGTAAAACCTCTTAGTAGCCTAAAGAGAATTCTTGAAGTTTCTTACGTCGATGAAGCATCTAGTTCTGCTAATGCTCAAGAAATGATTGCAGATCTTTTAAAGTCGAATCAAGATTTGTGTGATAATTTGTCTAAAATATCAAAAGAATCTGAAAAGCAAAACTCTTATGCTACAGCAAATTTGGTTCAAGATTTGATGGAATCTCACGGCAAATTTATTTGGATGCTTAGATCTTTCTCAGATAATTCTTATAAAAAAGTTCAAGAGCAACAAGAAGTTATTGAAGAAGAAGTAGAAGAAATTCTTGAAAAAGAGGTAATAGTAGAAGAAGAGTGATTTAAACTATGGAAAATTTAAGAATCAGATGTCGCTCCTGTGGTAAGGAGTTAGAGGGGCATCCTACTAAAACTGTGACTTGTGGTTGTCCTAATATGGCGGCTATTCGTGGGGATAAGATTTCGGCAGTTGACTTATCATCTGTTGTTATGCTAAACTCTTATCATAACAAAGCAAAGTCTAGTGTACTTACCAATGAAGATCTTGCCTTTCAGGAAGCAAGACGCCAACGTAAAGTAAAACGCTTAGATTTTGAAGTCCGCTGAGGACTTTTATCGGAAGATTGGCCGAGTGGTTGATGGCGATAGTCTTGAAAACTATTAACGTTAATAGCGTTCCAGGGTTCGAATCCCTGATCTTCCTTTACATTCTTTTGCAAATATTACAAATTTAATAATGTTTTAATGTGTGTTTTTGTATCAACACAAACTTGACATGATAAAAACACTCACTAACATAAGTAGTAGTATTCAACATAAACCTTATGGATCAGCGCACCTACGATAATTGGGTGAAGATCAAGGAGACTTTTGAAGCCTCTGGGAACATGGATAATATGTTCTATAAGAGAGCAGTTGAAATAGTTAAGACTCGTAAGGATCCTCTTGCGAAATTTCTTGGAGACGAGAAATGATGGAACCTTTTGACGATGATTATGTAACTCGTAGTGAAGTTCAGGAGATGATCGATGCAGCAATACGACAACACAACCGTAATGCTTCTATCATTAGTATGTGCGTTGGTTGGGTGGTTCTTGCTTTATTTGCTGAGGGACTTTTAAGACTTATAGGAGTTATTCCACCTTTGCTACCATGGCTCAATATTACCCTGAAATAATCGGTATCGTTTTCCTGTTAGTATTTGCTGCGACGATGTTCTATCAAGGCACTTGTATTATGAGAGGACAAAGAGGATATTCTCTCCGAGACTATATGAAACAAGAAAGCACTAACATGCGTCAAAGAATAGAAGAACTACTCAAGGACAAATGATTGTTTTAACAGAAGAAGACTTAAAAGAACTACAAGAAAGAGTTACCCAACAAAAAATGGACGAACTTTTTGAAGAACCATCTAGTTACGAGGACGAGGAAGATGTTTAAAACGCTTTTCTTTACCGCACTTCTCTATAGTTCAATTATGGGACTGTGGATTTGGTGGGGTCTTACACACGCATATCCACAATAGGAGATGATATGAAAGTAGGATTAATCGGACTGGGACGAATGGGCGAAGGAATGTCCCGTCGCATGATGAAAGCAGGAATAGAAGTCTGGGGTTACAGGAGGAATTATGAAAAGGCTCAGGAAGCATACGAAAACGGATATGTTAATGGCGTTACAACTTCTATACAAGGCCTTGTTCAAGTAGTTAAACAAACAAAAACTGGTGGAACCCAACCTGGTATTTTCCAGATGGTGGTTCCTGCCGAAACAGTAGAGGAGACGATCAATGAGTTACTACGATATTGTGGTGAGGGAGATATTATTATTGATCATGGCAATAGCAATTTTAAAGACAGTCGGAAAAGAGCAGAGCGTCTTGCAAAAGTTGGTATCCAATATATTGATTGCGGCACTAGTGGTGGTGTTTACGGTTTGGATCGTGGATACTGTCTTATGGTTGGTGGCGGAAATACTGCGGTCGCCACTTGTTCGCGCATTTTTGATGCCCTTGCCCCAGGAATCAACGCTGCCCCAAGGACTCAGTTTGACTCGGACGTAACTTCTGCTGAGTTTGGTTGGTTGCATTGTGGTGGTCCAGGTGCAGGGCACTTCGTTAAGATGGTTCATAATGGAATTGAATATGGAATTATGCAGGCATATGCCGAAGGATTTAATATTATTAAGAACGCTAACGCAGGTGCTCAGTATGTTAGAGAAGGAGATGCACCC